CCGGCATATTCGTTCCATCTACTGCACAAAAACCACCAGACGAATATGCACCAGTAGGAGTCTGTGTTGCCAAAACAATATTGGTTCGTGCGCCACGCTCAACACAATAATCTGCGGTTAAGCCAGCGGAGTTAAATACTAGGCCTGTTAAACCAGCACCAGTAGATACAGATGAGTTTTGTATAAAAATATACTCAGTCCTACTAGTGTTATTGGCTTGTACTAGTTGTTTAGCCATTTATTCCTCCAGACATTCCGGGATGTATTAACATACCACCGCTACTTGTACCAGCTACAGGCGTTGCATCAATATGTGCAAATGGCAATGCTTGATAACTTAATGTTGAGGCTGACAACATTGCTCCAGATGTACCACTTCTAAAAACTACATCTAGATTTGTTACTTCACCATTAAATGATAAAGAACTATCTGTCGTGTTATCTATGTGAAAGTATTGAAGCGTTTTCTCAAATGAATTTTCAACTACAAAAAAATATGCAGTCCCACCAGTTAGTGTAGGATTAGTTGTAAAGTTAAAGGAATAATTAGATGCTGTGTTAGTGCCAATTCGTTGAAGCCCGTGTGTATATGATGGACTAGACGCAATAGTTGTCGTTGCAGCTGCATCTAAAATGCGACCAGTATATGTACCAGTAGTTTGTGCTGCAGCACTTAAACGCAAACCTTTAATAACTATTTCGTTTAAAGTGTAATTTAAACCTGTTGGCAAAGTAAATCTAAATCCAACTTGTGATGCAACGGCAGACGTTGCAGTCGTTGTCTGCGGTATAGCGCGACTACATTTATTTGCATACCAGACAGTAGAAGAACCAATTGATATATTTGGATAACCAGCTGCTGGAGTTACGCCGTTTACACCATATTCATCAGCATTTTGCGAGTATGCTGTATTACTAGCATAAGCAGCATTAAAACTACACCCTGCTCCAAAAGTTACATCAGGAAAAATTCGTATTGCATATCGTTCACCCTTTGTTAGAGCAGATGTCAACGTCATTGTAAACTGCACAATTTCGCCGGGTGGCATTGTTGCAATATCATTGTCAATAAGTGCAATAGACGACAATGGCGCAGCACTATTCCAAACACCTACACCAGCTTGAGAAGATATTGCATATATTCTAGCAGAGACATTTTCACCACCGTTATTAGTATTAGCAGAACATTGAATAGCAATTCTAAAACTTGCCCCATTAGCAAAATCAGCTGGACAAATAAACACGTATGTAAAACCAGCCGTCCCACTGGCAGTCTGAATAGTTCTTTGAGCGTATGTGTAGTCTGATGGTCCAAAAGGAAAAAATGTATTAAACTTTGGCATTACACAGTTCCTCCATCCGGATTGACTGTCACATTTGCAGTATTACTTAATGTACCTTCCCACGCTGCAGTTTGATCATCTTCTTTGTAAACCGAAATGTTACCACTAGCAACAATCACCCTATTGCGCATAGCACGTAATGCAGATCTCACAGTTCGCTCATTCATAACATCAAAACTAGAACCAGTGCTATCCAATAATCGATTAAGTAACGCATCGGCAATTTGCGTCCTCTTGTGAATATGAATCGGGATAATGGAGAATACGTCGCCGGGTTGTGGTTCAGATGTAAATGGATCTTCCGTAGTAATGTATCCATTTAATTGATTAAAGTCTGTAACTGGAACAGATTGACCAGCACATGCACCAGTTGTAAAAACGATTGTTTGCTCGTTATATGTATCATCCAATGCTGTTAAACTAGTACTAAACGTGTTGAACGTAGCAGTCACTGTGCTTGTAACAACACCAGTAATACCAGTGTATACAGCAGCTAAATTAGCGAGTAACTTTCCAAAACTATTCGCAATACTATGTCCACTAGCTAATTCATCCCACACAGCATCAGCAACCTCTGCAATAAAAGATGCGTCAGTAGCATTATTAGTAATGACGTTCGGCTGAAACTCATGCACATCAGCAGCTGCGTGATGCGCTCCAGTGACAGATATTTGATGTTGTGCTGATTGTGATAGTAATGGATAACCACTAAATGTGTCGTAAGTTGTAAACCTAGCATTAGATGGAAGAGCATCATTAGCTAACCGGAGGATGATTGCGTTATTAGCAATTGCCGTGTTTGTAATTACTCCAGCAGCCATTGAAGAAACTGTTACAGTTGGTGCTCTATTGGCGATACTAAATTGGAACAGTGGGACGTTTACAGTCTGACTATCAACTACAGCGCCTACAAGTACTACAACATAGTCATTGCCAGCAGCATAGAACCCAGCGTCAGTATTGTTACTGAGATCAATGGTTACAGCGTTTAAACCTGTGACAGAATCAAACCCACTGAAGTCAGTAATGCCAGCTGATGATGTGCGCTCCGTTGTCGATATGTTTTTGTATACGCGATAAGTGCCAGCCGTAGTACGCGCTGCCGATGCGCCACCTGCTGCATTAGACGCATAGAAATATCTTAGTGTGGAGTTGACTGCAAAGTCACCGATATATGGAATCAATTGATCAACCTCCCACCTATCACTGGCCCACCGCCAGATGCGCCAGCAGCTGGAGTGAAATCAGTAACATCTAAACTCATTGCATATCGCACTGTTCCAGATTCAGTCCATGTTGTCAATGTGGAATCAGCCTCAAGACCAAACGATGAAATGTCTGACAGGCAGTTAGCATCTTGTGCTCTATTAAATGTAAATCTAGCTAAGTTAAAGTTATTTCCGCTATGATTAAATCCGACAGCATACTTAACGCCGGTAGTTAGCGTTTGTGGTGTATCAAATGGAAAATAAACTTGTCCGGCATCTTGATTCATCGCATTAAGCCATGACGTTGCACTACCATCAGCAAATGATCTAGACGTAATAAGAGTAGGCGGGTATGACGTTGCATTGTATAAGCGCAACGACAGATTAATAAAACTTGACTCACCGTTTAATGGTGCCAATACACCTTGCAGTAAACAAGTTCCACCCATTGATGTTGGAATAGTAAATGCCGTCCCGGAGAAAGTATTATTTCTATTTGTAAGCGTAGAACTCTGAACTGGATAACCATAAGATTCAGTTGTTGATGCAACACCAAATCTAAAAGGCCCAGTATTTTGTGTCCATGTTCTGGCATATGGTTGACCTGACATTAATGTGTAGTCACGCTTACTTTGATCTTGTGTACTAACAAGCGACAATCCACCACTCCATGTTCCATATGTTTCTAAACCAATTGCAATTGTAGTTCCTCTAGTTATTACTTGTGGTGTTGTAAGATTCCACCATATAAATGTAGGTTGCGTAATGCCAGCAGTAACACTTATTGGATTAGGGTCTGTGTATATCTTCGCTGTTAGTGGGTTTGATGGTAAATCTCTACCTCCGGTATATTGCCACATTGCAATCCGAACAGGTGGTGTTCCTGTTGAACTACTAACACACATACCAAGTTGCGTAATAGTCATAGTTTTTTCTGCTGTAAATACATTGACAATGTATTGTCCGGTAGCATTAAAAGTCCATTGAGAATATGAAAATGGACCCTGATAACCAGTACTATAACGACCAAGGAAATTTAGTATCACGTAACAACCACCCAGTTGTTATCAGGATCACTAATAGATAGTGATGCAGTTTTGCCATCAACGCGCTGTTCTGAATAGTCCAAAAGAAGGAGTGTTCGCAACAATAAATACAATTGAGATGATAATACTGCGCAGTATTGTTGAAATAATTCATCACTGTCAAAAACAAGAGATTCAGAATCATTCCACCAGATGACAATACGACCATCCGTTAATTCATCTACTCTATGTAATTGGGCAGATGCTTCGTAAGTCATTCACTTACCTTCTTTAATGCTTTTTCAATTATGATGTTAAACGCTTGAACAGTCCGTAAGCCTAACGTGCCTAACAAAAAAGACAAGCCGATCATCTCATGTGGCTTGTCCCATCCAAGTTTTTCTGCAACTAGTGGCGTTAAGTAAATGGCTGAGGCAGCTCCAGACAAAACAGTAACTACTCCCTGCACAACTGATTTAATCTTTGGCCAGTCTGTTCCTATAATAGCGCCAATTATCCCAGCCAATAATTGATTAATATCAATATGCAGTTTATCCATCGATGTCCCTCGTCGTTTCGCTGACACGTCTCACCTCCGGTAGTTTAACTGAAAATACTGGTAGGTTGCTATCTTGTCGCATGAAGAAGGCAATCAACGCAGTAGTCATTGCTGGTATACCAGCGCGTATGCCTTCTATGCTACACAATAATAAACTGCGTGTCACCGTGCCAAATGACGCATTGTCAGGCACGTGCATGGCCTTCCATGCGCTATCAAACTCCGGTGCAGCAGACGCAACAAATGCGCCAAGTGCTAAAAGAAATAATCTACCCCATGCAATATTCATTTTATTTACCTGCTGGTGCTACTGGTGGTATTGCAAACAATGCTCCGGGAGTTTTGTAAGATGTATCTAGTTGCGCCCATAATGTCATACGCGACATGTCGTACCAGTCTTTCCAGAATGCACGACCAACTAATGATGGGTCATCGTAGTTCTTCATTGCTATCTTTGCAGCAGCATATGCTGGTAACGCTTTAAGTAATATGTCGTCAGGAGCAAATGCAAACGTGCCTGATCCAGTGGCAATAGGTGTAGCTATAATCGCTCCCGTGACTACAATTGTGACAGCAGACGTAGGTTTTGGATACAGACCAATTTGGTATGGACCATTTCGGTACCAATAAGCAGGTGTGCCTGATTCATTTAAATAGTTATAACTATAAGCTTGTAGCTCTTGTTCACCACATCTCGTCAATGGAGTTGATGCAATTGTGACTAATTGTGGATACCAAAGATCTGTGTCTGCAAATGAATTTACACGCGATGTTGTTGACGTAATATTAATTGATCCTTGCAGATAACAACAAGTACGTGTCATCTCAATAGCAGCTTCATTAATATAGTCTAATATGGTGTCATCTGAATCAACAACTGCAGCTCCACCAGTACCAGTAGCTAATTCACCAACAACACTAGCATCTGTTTCATTAAGCAGTTTAAGTGTTTCGTTTCGTAATACAGTAAAGCCAAGAGCCATTAGACTGACCTCCGTACATACATAGCAGCGTTGGACTCAATGTGGCCGAGCCTATCAAGGTATTCACCTTTGTAAATTGTCATGCCATCCATATCACGCAACTGCATTGCACGTAGATATAAAACATTATAGACGAGGCAGTCGTGAGCCATCTCTGGTAATGGGCACTCTGTAGCATCTGTGTTTGGTACAGGGTCACCATTAGAATCATATTGCCAGTAGTCGCCGGGTTGTGCGTAACCTTCAATTAGTAATCCATTAGTAACACTAGTGCTAGGCGGTGGCATCAATACAATTTTGTTCATTCCGTGAACAACACAAAATTGTGGAACATATTCAGCTTGCATGTTTCTGTAGTCATCAAGAATCTGATCACTAAAACTAGCAAGTTTAATTTCAGTATAATCTCCGGTTTCGTCTTTGATCCGGATTACTCTGATTTTGTAAATGTCAGGGGAACAATAGTCACTTGTTCCCCCGACGGTAGAAAGATATCGCCGACCAACATAACAGTCAGTCTTTCTGGCAATATCGTTAGTTGCCTCAAGGATAATGTAATCTAGGCCAAACGGATCTCTGTCATGTTCTCCACCAAAATAGTGGCGACCAAGCATACGAACCCTTTGTTTAATTTGACCTAGATTCATAATTTATTCCTTAAACAACTGCACCTACACGGCTGTTTGCAATGTAAGCATCGCGAACCAGTACAATTCCACCAGCTGCACCGTTGCTAGTACACGCTAAACGTAAGTACGGGCGAGCGGTAGGAGCAATTGGAATAGTAAACTGCCGACCAATTACAACACTTGGGTTGACCCTTGTGAACTGAATTGTAGCAGTACCGTTACTTGCATAGTTTCCAGTAACAACCAAATTCTGATTTAACAGTGGCAATGGTTGGCCAGAAAGTGGACGCAGTGTAAATGTAGTAGTACTTGGAATGCTGGATACTTCAGCCATCTGTCCAACAACAGCAGCTGAAAGCCCTAGAGCTGGCCCATAGGTGCCAGTACCAACATTACTTACATACACAATGTCATTTACTGCAAAACCATGTGCAGCTGCGCTTGTAAACACACCAGCAGTAGTAGCAGAACTTGTAACAGCAGGTGTACCAGCAGTGACTGTTGTTGTAGGTACGTTTGTATCAGCAGATCCAATTGTTACCCAGTTTGTCAAATCACTTGATGCTTGAACGCTGAACGTCTGAGACGTTACAGTAGCAGCGATTGTTGCATCAACAATTGCAAACAAGTCATTACGAGTAGATTGACCGGGAAGAATAATTCCACCAGCATCCGGCGTGTCTTCAGCATATTGAGGACGACCTAAAACAGCAGTTTTAGACCAACCACCATATGCCATAGGACAAGACACAACTGATGTTGCGGATGCGCCGGGTGTAAAACCACCATAGTAACTTACAACACCAGCGCCCGGAGCTGCAGCAATGGTAGATGTACCAAGTGTTCCAGCACCAAATAGAAACGAAAGTTTAAGATCTCTAGCCATAATAATCCTCCTTACGGATTAGCAATGCGGACACCCAAGCGACCAATAGCGCGAGTGTTCTGTGCCATTAAGCCACAACCCCATTCAAATAGGACATTGTGCATAATTCCATTTTCCTGTGACTTACCGAGGTAATCAGGCTTTAACGGCTTTGGTTGCCATCCTTCAAGATATCCATTGCCATAACGTACAGCATAAATGGTTGTAGCGTTTGCAACGGAAACAGTTGATCCAGCCGAGTCTTGCCAAGAAACAGTTACGTTCGTTGGAATGACAGGAGTTAGACCATCTGCCTTACGTCCCACAACGCGTACCTTTGCGTTCTTGAATTGTTCTACAGGACGGTCAAAGTTATCTTGAGTTGTATCAAAACCAGAACCAAGTCCCATGACGCGAATAGCCATTTCAAAATGGCGCTTCGTTTGCTCGTTCATATAAAGAACAATTCCATCGCCATCTGGAGCAGACATGTTGTCAAAAAGGTTTTGGATATCGTGCATCAAACGGTTTGCAGCACCAGATCCAGCAGTTGCAGATGAAGCTGCAAGCAAGTTGCCAAATTCAATGTTTGCGCTGGATGCAATGTTCATGTCAGATGCAATATCAAACTGCTGCCAGTTGTCAAGGCGATACTTAAGTCCGGGGAAACAGTCAGGAGTATTACCAGCAACTAAACTCGTAGGGTCGTTGTTTACGAATTTGTCATTGAAGTCATACGCAAAACCTTCCATGAACATCTTGACCTGAGCATCTACTGGATCAACAATTGCGTCTGGCTGATCAAGAAGAACGTGGTCAACAGTAATCATGTTGCGCATTAAGAACATCTGTTCTTCATACGACTTTGGCTTACCCTTTACAGCTTGTGGCTGTGAGTTAATTCCAGTCCACGTAGGAGTCGGAATACCAGAGTTCGTGTAGCGCAGACCAATCTGGCGTAACGATGGGGATGTGTAGAATGGGATGTCTTTGACTGCATTCCACGTTTGATGAAGAGATTTGGTGATCTCCTTGACCATAGGATCGTTCGATAAAATCGCCTGATCTGCAAGGGTCAAAGCACCGTTAAAGTCAATAGCCATTTAAGGCCTCCTTTATCGAATACCAAGCATTCTTGAGAATATGCCACTTGAACTCTGGCGAACAGGTTCAGTTTGGCGGACTACGGGTTGAGCTGAATCAGCTGTACTAATTGGAGTAGGAGCACGTCGTTGCTTAGCAACCATTTCTGCCAACTCAGGCACCATGCTTTCAATTAGGCCTTCAACTTGATTATGGACGTGTTGAGCAGCTTCACGTGGAGACATACCTGCATTCATTAGGTTGTCTACCATTTGAGTGGCTCTACGAGCATATGGAAATTCTGTGAATGCAGCATTTCGCTGCTGTTGCATCAAAACGCCATTGACTTGCTGATTTAGTTTTTCGTATCTGTATTTCGTGATTTCAGCTTCAGCTTGTGCTTCTGCTAATTGTGGATCAAGATACTGATCATTTTGAGCAGCTAACCATTTATCGCGAATTTGCTGTTCATACTGTTGTTCTTGCTGAGCCTCTAGTGCTTTCCGTACATCATCAGCTGAGCTAAAACCATTTTCCTCAAACTGCCTGATTACATCTGCCCATTGGTCATACTTAGACTGAACTTCGCGTCCAACTTTGGCTTGCTCGTTAACTTCCCTGAATCTTTCATAAGGAACAGCTTCAGGCTCAGTTCTACCTAGATTATCCATAAGTCGCTGACGAACTTCTTCTTCAGCGCTATATAGATCTAAAGCAGCATTCCACTCTTCGTCATAATTGTCGTCACCATCGGCTTCTGCATACGCTTGACCTTCAGAATCGTTTAACGCCCATTCCTGATTATCGCCAGTGGCGGCCTGACGTACATGATCAATTAGTGCAGAACCAACGCTTGTTTCGCCCGTCGCCGCTGCTGGTGAGTCAGCGGTTCGCATCACCATCTCTTCGGACATTTACAATATACCCTCATTTTCTTGCATTGTGCCAACGTCTTCCATAGGCATGGCTTGCTCCATTGGCATTCCGCCTCCTTGTTGTCGTTGCATAATTGCTTGACGTGCCTCGTCTGGATTGAACATATCCCTTTCAGGTAGTTCTTCTTCCATTTCTGGCATTGGAGGCCTTAGCTGTGGTTCACCCATACCCATCATCCTACCCGTGCTTCCTAAGCCAGATTCCATGTCATCTGGCTCATCTTGCGACTCAAGACCAGCCTTAGCTGTCAACAGAGTAATATCTGCCTCTAGCTTTGCCTGAATCTCTGCACGTTTCTTCGCAATTTCTATTTCAGCCTTTGCTTGCTCAGCTTCTATATCAAATGATGGCTGCTGTTGTTGCTGAGACTGAGCTTGCATTTCCATTTGCGCTTGCATCATTTCTTGTTGTTGCATTTGGGCTTGCTTAATCTTGTTCTGTTGTTCTTCTAAATGATTGAGGATCTTAGATGCCTCTGGCATATTTACTAACTCAATGAACAACTTATTTGTATCTGGATCAGCTGGATCTCCGAATACTCCCATCTGGCGGAGCGTTGCATATTTCTGCAACCTAGCTTCTGGGCCATCATCCATAGCAGATCCCGGAACATATACAATCCTAAACTGGCCACCGTTACGAATAGCGTCAAAGCGCATAACACCTTGTTTGAGTTGGTCGCTTGGGGCGTTTTCTTCCTGCATATTTCCTACAAATGGAACAATAGCAAACTGCTGTACGAGTGATACTTCCCACTCTTTAATTTTATAGTTGCTAATTTCTATGTCAGCACGAACAAACGAATGTTGTGTGTTATCAGCTTTTTGCAACAACCGTACTGCTTCAGCTGGTGTACCAGCTTGAGCCATACCTTGGCTAACATCATGTAACCCAGCTACATCTGCCATATCCTTTTCAATAAATTGAAGTATTGGAAAGATGTCACTGCCGACACCCGGAGACCTTACAATCTGTGGCGGTTGTGATCCACGATCATAGTAAATTTTTCGGTATACGCGGTTTGCATCATCAATGGTGTCACTCTTATTGTCGAACGCATCTGCACCAATTTTACTAAGTCGCTCGACCATGATGTAGTCTTTTTGTCCCTCAAATTGCTCAAGGAGTTTAGACCACAGCCTGTTGTACATTAACTGTAGCTGCGTAAGATCAAAGCCAAGACTGTATCCGTATGGAGTACCTGCTCGTGGTTGCCATCGCAAGGGAATAAATGGGAATGAGTCACGCTTCTCATAAGGCCAGATACCAGCATAAAGAAGTTGCGAGTTCGTAGATACTATGTAACGACCTTTAGGATAAAGAGCACTAGGCTTTTCCCAATATTCGTACACAGTTGCAGCATGTTTTCTTGCATCGTAACTTGTCTGTCTTGCTGGTGTTGGATTTGTGTATCCGAATCCGCTTCCTGCTGCGCCATCAAGATAATTGTCCACATAACTAGCATTGTGTCCGGTGAGTGCATCTGCTTTTACCCGCTTTCCGATTTCACCGTATGAGTCAACAAACCAGCTCAACGGTTTAACCATTGCATGAATAAGCCAGCGCACATCATCGTCTTGCTTAGCTGTAGGATCAAGATAAACATCAAATGCTGGTAGGATTTGCTCAACAACATCTCCAGCATCGAATTGTTTATGGCCAACTACTTCCTGACCAGAAACATCGTAAAGTGGAACAACTTGACTTTTATTACTGTCCCAAAATATCTTTAAATAGCTAGTGCCACATACGCATGCCCAGCGAACACGTTCTTTTAGTTGTGTTTCTCGTCCAAACTTCTTCGCGTAATGCTTAATGATAAAGTTGGCCTCATCCGCTGCTGCGCGATCTCGATCATTTTCAGATAGTGGCACAGCACTAGCGTCTGGGCTTCCTTGCGTAAGCTTGCCAACAACTCCATCAATAAGCGGACGCATTTTGTTTACAACAACATAACGTGTTGGCTCTTTGTGGTTTTGTAACCTCACAAGATTACGAGCGTTACTGTTAATTCTAAACCATTGTCGGCCTTCAAAAAAGGCTACTGAAAGTGCCCATTCAGTTTCCATTTCTTGTCTAGCACGTTGTGCAGTTTCAAATTGACCTTTAACAAAGTCACATACTTTCATTGCTTCCGCAGGTGTTTCTGCAGGTAATACTTCCCAGTCTTTTTCTTCTTGATCTAAATTTAAGTTTTCTGATTCATTTAACTTTGGATTATTCAGTTTTTGTGCGCCTATTGTTCCTTGATGCTCAGGAACTTTAAACGCTGTCATCTCAGCTTTTTGAACACCGCCACGTAACATGTTGGCTAACTTACTAGGATCAATAAGCGATTTTCTCATAACCAGTCACCTGTCTTCTTAATTTCGTTTACTATCTTCTCTACTCGTTGATCCTTCAGTTCTTTCAAAACTTCATACATCCAGACCAATGTAAGAATTCCAAATAAAGCCTCAGCCACATCTCGAACTTGCATTAAATCCAATCCTTTGATTGACGTTCATTCATCCAATTCGGCATGTTTTCTCTATTGCGAATTCTTTCAGATCTAATCTCAGGACATTCTACTGGATATTTTCTCCACATAGCCCCATACCTCATACTGTCAATTGCGTGGTCGTTTTTAGTGCCGTTGTCAATTTCATCTGGATCTCTAGGAGAAGCCATTGTTTTTTCCAACTGCTTGATGATGTTTGGGCATTTTCCACGAACTATCTGAAGTTTAGGTCTGCGTTTACCGGCAACAAATTCAGATGCATCTAGCATCTCTTTCATTTGTGCCCATCCTGCTTTTCGATCCTTGACTGCGCGAACACAAGGCAATCCCATATTCCACCAAACTTCAACAGGGTATTCACCAATACGTTCTTCTATCTTTGCTGGTGGAAAAGTATTAGCCCAGTCAAATGCAATTGCTTCAAGTTTAGTAGCCCATTGATTACGCTCTTTAGAAACACACGTAGCTAATTCAAACTGCTCAAGCATTTTTGCTACTTCATTAGCCTGACTAGAACTAACATGACCAGCCTCATACCATTCAGACAGGAGATATACATTTTCTCTCTCATCAGATGCAAATAACAATGTACATGCTGGTGCGCCAGTACCGTAGTCGTGACTTGCCCAGAATCTCCACCAAGGTTGTATTTCGACATGGTCAACGACATGCCATGGATTTCCCTCGCTGTCAAATTCCTTAAACTGTGGGAAGAACCTACCACCAACACCAACCTCATGTTGGCATTCACGCAAAAATGAGGTTAATCCAAATGTGTCAATCTCATCTTGGCAGACCTCTATACTTTTGTGTTTCCATGCAGCAGTGCCACCAGTAATCTTATAACCGACACGACCGTTATCACGCTCACATGGTTCGTATTTCAAATCCCATATAGCTGGTACCTTTGGAGATTGAATACGATTTTGCAACATGTCAATTTCGCCAGACAGAGTACGTGTCATTACACTGTTGCTATGAATAGCGTTCTGGACAAATATAACTGCGCAATCAATACTTCTTGCTGGAAGGATTGTTGCAGTCATCGTTTTAATCTTTTTCTCAACTCTATCAACAGAGTCATCAAGCTCATCAATGTCGTCAAAAATAATGATGTCAGGACGTAAATGATCAAGCTTGACACCGCGAGCGCCGGTATCCAAACCAAACGCAAGAACGTTGAATCCGTTTGCCGTACGGAGTTTACTTGCACTCCATCCTTTTGAAAATCCATATTGGTTTACTGCTCGTTCAATCCCGCACTTTTCCATGGCACTTGCAATATCATTAACGTGCCTATTTGCAGCATCTTGTGTATGACATACATACAGAGCAAACCGGCGTGTAGCTTTAACTGCTAATCTAGAGATAATAAGTTCAACAGTTGTTGATTTACCTCCACCGCGAAACCAACATTCAATTAACGCTGGAGCTGACGCGCCGGGTTTAAGTTTTTCAGCCCAATCCCATGCACGTATATGATGTTCTGCTAAATCTGCGTTAGCTGCATGCCTAGCATAAGACCGCAGCCACTGTTTATAATCTAACTCTGCGCCATTAATAGGTATTGCTTTACCACTATCAAAATCGCCTAATTGCAAAGTTGTGTCAAGTTCATCTTCAAGGGCTTGAAGCAAACTTACTGATAATGATTTACCTGACTGTATAAATGGCTTTAATTTGCGAGGTGTTAGCGATTTGCCAATACTAGACTTCATCTACAACCTCCACATCAATAACGTCTTCTTCTTGATATTGCCTTAGTAGTTTTCCAATACCAGATTTAATTGCGTTCATTTCTTCTGCGTCTTTTACGCTTTTCTTAATGACATCTAATACCTGCATAATTAAACTGTACGCTTGATCAACTTCGAGGATATAAGATTTACTCTGTAGCATTTTTTGTTCCGTTTCGACAATAAATGCTCTCTGCTTAATTAAATCTATTAAGCTGTCTGAGGCCTTAGTTGCATCAGCGCCTTCACTAACACTAGTGTCTAATGCTTCAATTAGCTTGCCGACTTCTTCAAAGTTACTGTTGCGCCATTCTGTTTTCAGTGCTTTGACTAGACCCTTAATTTCAATGTAGTGGTCTGTTGTAATACCTTCACTAATTGCTTCAGCGCGTATATCAAGTAATGCGGTTATATATGCAGCATCATCTTTGAGTGACCACAAATCAGGATCATCTCGTAGTTCGCGTATTCTTGTCAATAGCTTTGGTGCAACAGATGAAAATCTCTCTCGGTTCATCCCATGCAATCCAGTTTTAAATGTAGGTGAATTTATATTACGTGTTGCTTTTGATACATGAAATCCACATAAGGTATGTCCTTCCATCGCATTTCTTTTACACTGATGCTTTTCTCCATGCCGGGTAAAAGTTGCAATGCATCTTTGATTTACTTTCTGTAATTCACTCATACTTTAGAATACTGTAAGTAATCACTTTTTAATAGGTTGTTTTTTCGGTGGAATTTTATTTTGTTGAGGTTTTCCAGTAAATAAGTCGGCTAATGCATGTATAGCTGGTGTTGCAAATTTAACCGGCGTATTTATTGCATCTCCAAATTTAGAAATTCCAGTCAATCCTTTTTCATACATAGGATTTTCTACGATTTGTTTTGCAATGGGTTGTAATAATGGGCCATACATTTTTAACCACATTGCTCGATTTACTGCATCAGGATTGTTATTTACTATTGAATTATCATCTTCAATTTGTTTTCTTAACTCGTAGTCACCAAACATATTGTATGCACTATCAATACCAAGATTAATATATGGAGCAGCACCACCAGTAAATTGCGCAGTTAAATAATCCTGCAGTGCATTTCCACCTATTTGCGACAAACCATATGTAACTGCTTTTTCTCTTTCTGATGGATCATCTGATGCTAATCCGCGCAATGTTGCATCAATGCCACCAACATATGGCATTACCCCCATTAGATTTGCTGCTAATGGGAGTGTCTTTCTTACCGTTTTACCTAAAGGTGTTTTACTTTTTTGCTGCATTTCCATCTCTCACTTGTTGGGATAGATTACTTCTAACTCGATCACCAAATACACCTGCTGCTGCCGGAATTAACATCATTCCGGGCTTTTTAAATCTTGATAATAAACCCTTACCCTTTGCCTTTTGAGCTTGATCGCCAAGTACAACACCCTTAGTTCTTTTTGGTGCTGGAATTGCTGGTGATACACCGGCAATCATAGATGACGGACTAACCTTTGCAAGATCAAATTTAGTGCCGGGTTCAAACCGCAAGAACGCAAGAGCTGTATCTAAATCAGCTCTGTTTCCATCAAATCTAGGACTACGTGTTAATTGATCTATGGTTCTACCAGACGCTAATTCCTCAGCAACAAATTTAATGTCACTTGCTTCTTTTGTAGTAACCTTATCTGCTTTTCGAGTACTAGCGTTCCACCGATCAATGTCAGAATTGACTTTAGTAATCCATTCTTCTGGCTTAAGTTCTCCCATAAACTGTTGCGGTACATAATTTGTTCCAGTTGTTTGACCAGTATTGACTTGATATCCTTTGCCAGTTGGTCCCTTTTTACCAATTGTTTCTCCCTTTGGAGGCTCCTCACCTCTCTCTTCGGCGCGTTCCACATTTTTAATTGCAAGATCTGCAGTTGGGTTTTGCCTACCACGGTTCTTTGCTGGAGGTTTAGGAATACTCTTTTCAAGTGCTACAGACACAGCTCGTTGCAGTGAAAGAGTTTTTCGTATTGCTTCTTCTTGTGATGGCGAGTTAGCAATAATAGATAACATACCTCTTTGTCGATTTGGATCTTTTAAAAAGTCGCTTAGAGCTTCTGCTTCCAATGCCGCTTTAACTTCACCAGAAACATCACGTTTTTGAATTGCGTCATATTTCTTTTTAAAGTCTGGATTCCAAAATAGGAAATCTTTGCTACCGGGGCCTAAACGCTCGGCCATAACACTAATTGCTTGATGCGCTAAATCAAATAATGCAGGTTGCTCTATTACTTGGGAACGAGCAACACCAGATGCACCGGATAATTGTTTAGGCAATACTTTACCTTGACGTAATCCCGTTACAATGCCATCAATGCCAGCTACTAATCCACCAGTAATTCCTTTTGTAGATATACCCTCACCAATTAACCTTTTAGATTGTTGAGGTATTGACCGCAATATGCCGACTAATTCTTTGTAGTCAACATCTGGGTCACCTTTGCCATATTCAATAGCATTTGCAGCCTGACGTACGCCCATGCCTTGAATAGCTCTTCTTACAGATGTACCAGCCAATTCATCAGTAAGTTCTTGGCGTTCATATGCCACAGCCAAACGTGCTGCGTCTTTTACAAACTTATCCCATGCTTGTGGATCTTGATTAATTTTCTCCATCAATCCTTCAGGAGAATAAATTTCATAATTGATTGGTCCTGATGGCAAACGTTTTTCTGGAGGTGCAGCTCCGGGACGAGCTGGACTATCTTTACCAATAGTTCCATCAGCATTAATCATATATGGCGACACGCCAAATTTTCGATATCCCCGTATGAAACTTAGTACGGTTTCTGGAACATCGACGTTCATTTCAGTTAATTTTGCTTCTTTAATTAATGCGCCTTGCACATCAAGCAGAGCACGTCTTTGTTTTAAACGTTCTGGTAAATTAGCGTCTCTTACATCTGTGGCACTTGTAGTTACGTTGCCACCACGCATCTCCCTAAACGTAGTAAGCAACTGCGAATCCTTTGGAGCTAACCTCATAAGGTCTGTCCAGAATTTAGGAGAACCAGCAGCTTGATTTGATGCAATTGTTAATAATTGCTGCCTAAAGTCATATGGAGATTTTTTATTTGCTGCAGCAATAGCTGGATCGGCAGCAGCTAATGGCTTAAATATCTTACTAACGTAGTCCTGAACAGCAGGTGTTTTTAACTGGTTAATGGCATCATCAAGTAAGAACTCACCTTCCATTCCCTTTGATTTAATTTGGATGTCGCCATCTTCTGTAAAGGAAACCTTAGAACGTGTAAGACGTGCAAGGTTTCTTACAAGGTTTTCTTGCAAGATACCTTCTCGGTCATAAGTTCTCTCAATTGGCTTTCCGTCAGGACCAACGGCACTTGGTCTATATGGATTACGCGCTATAGTTTTAGCAACGTTTAATGGAAGCATCAGCTTTAGCTGATCAGGCGTTGCATATGGAGAAATCTTACGAGCAAACACACCCCAGTCAGGTGGGTTTTGTAATAATGCTGCAGTTGCTTGTTTTACACGAGCTTCAAAAGCACGAGCTGCAGGAGAGTTAGGATCTTGTCCTGTACCACTACCAAACCAATCAAGTTTAGTAATTTGTTCGACTGCATTAGCAACATCAAGTCGCTGAGCTGCAGATACGGCTGGGCCAGAAACAGATTTTCCGGTAACAGGGTCAACCAAAGCACCGGCTTTACCTACTTGCGTTCCTGTTTTCATTGCTTCCATTAACTGGACAGCACTCTTGTTTCCAGACCCAAATGTTTGAGACAACAAACCCTTTTCTGCTAAATCTCCTACGTTGTCTTCTAACGCAGACATAAATGGCGATTTTGCTTTAAACAGTGCCTCAACTAACCCAAGTACAGCCTGTTGTTTACCACCGACGGCAGTACCAGCGTATTTTTTATCAAAATCATCACCGATGCGTTTGAGTACAATAGCTCGCGCTGCACCTATAACTTCTTCTTTAAATTTACGTGTTACATCTTGTACGGTAACACGACCTTCTTCAGCCCAGTCTTCTAAATCTTTGTTTGCAACCTTTAAATTTTGATATTCTTCATACGTATTTCCGTTTTGCAACCAACCAATTAAACCCTTACGCATAAGGTTGGCTAATGTGTCCTGCCCAATAAGTTTAGATGTCAGACGTTTTCCAGCACCAAATTCACCAGCTTGACGCAAGGTGCTGTCAAATAATTCCTGCGCCTTAGTCATGTATTCTTCTTGAATATTTTTAGGCACACCATTTGCAGGATCTGACAATAGGCCATTTAAGGTTACTAAGTTGCCAAATCCATCAGCAATAGCTGTACGAGTAGCTCCACTTGCACTGCTATAAACTTGTGCCACTCCTTCAATATAGCGAGCTGCATCTGCTGACACTTGAGTATTTTTTGTTCCACCACCAAGATCGGCAGCTGTCCTTGTAATGACATTCATTCGGTCAATAGATGGCTTGTTTAAATATGTTCGTAAAAATGATCCTGCTGATTGATTTCCAATAGATCTAGAAATAATTCCTAATATTGCAGAATTACCCTGTGGCATACGTGAAAAATCCATTGTCGTTTCCATGGATTTTGCACCACCAACATTACCGGAATCTACAACATCAACTTTTCCTCTTGTGTCACCACTAGCTTTTGCATTTATTACTTGTTCTAGTAATTTGTCGTATGCAGCAGAAGCTTGACCTACTGCTTCACGTGTTCCGGCAATCTTAGTTTTAATATCAGAAATGACTACGTCTACAGGACGACCAGTACGTTCTGCAATACTAGTAATCTCTGGTGTAGCACGTTCAATGAATGCATCGATATCCATTGAACCTGAGAATGATGATGTGCCACTAACAGCAGTACGTTTATTTCCATCTGCTTTACCACCAGTCCTTACTTTTTGTACTGGCGTATATACATTAGGCGATACTGTTTCTCCTGTTGCGTATAAACCACGGGTAACTAAATCTTCAGTATCAACTTGCCCTATTTGTTGTTGGCCCTTACGTTCTTCAATATCACTTAATTGCGCAGCACGTGGTCCCGGCATAGTTGGCGTTGACGCTTTTAAGAATTCAAATGGATCTACAGATGTTGTAGCAAACTTTGCAATGCCAAGTCTTTGAAATATAGGCATTGCAATCTTATTAACTTCTTCTTTAGGTGCTCCAGACGCAATTAAACGACGCAGTTCTTTTTCGTCATCAGGATTTTTTGCAAGTACACTATCAATTCGCGCTTTAACTAGTCGTGGAACACCACCGGGAGATACATTAAGATCACCCTTTATTTCTGTATTTACTGGTAGAGCAGGAGGTATAGGTCGTGCTGCAGCGGCTGGTGCAGGGGCACCTTGCCCTACCATAGCCTTGTCTACTTTTTCCTTATCAGTTTCTGCTGGATTGCCTAATAATAAAGAACGAAAAGATGCCATGACTTACTCCACTGTTACTTTACTCGTAAAAGCCTTGGGTTAGCTTTTTTTGCTTTGGCCGATGCTTTACGTGTAGCAGAAGCCAATATGGCACCAGCAGCTTTGCTACTGATGCCTTGTTTCTTTGCAATACTACTTTGCACTGCTTTAAATCCGGGATGGGCTTTGCTTGGCATTACTTTTTCTTAATGCCCAGCATTTTACTCATAGACGCTGGCTTAGAATTCATCATTGACTTACGACCAGACATAAGTTCACGCGGAACACGATCTCCAGTTTTCAATCCAATTGCACTTGCGCCAGTTGTCGGCTCAGCCGAGGATGGCTTTGAAGGTGTCTTATACTGGGGTTTAGCTTTTGGCACCGCATAACCCATTTCGGCATATGGAACTTTGTCACCAGTCTTTAAACCAATGGCCGATGCTCCAGTTGTTGGATCAGAAAGTTTACCGCTCTTACCTTTTTGCATAACACACCTCCGCTAACAATTCCAAGCACGTAACGATTTATTTATTCTACTATTTGGATCATTAGCTGTTTTAGCAGATGTTCTAGATTTTTTCATACCTTCCATTCTTGCACAGAATGATTTTCGTCTAGATGCATCTTTTGCTGTTTTAGGGTTTGGGGCAGGAGGTTTTAAATTAGATCCTGTTGTGCGATTAAAATGCGCACGTCCTGCAGCATTTAAACCACCTTTAGGATTTTGATACTTCTTAATAACTCCCATAGTAGACACCATTACCTTACTTAGTGTAATAGCATCATACTATAGATAGATACACCGTACATTACTTACAGTACAATGTAATATGCATAAACTGACACCAAGAGAAAAAGAGGTCATTATTGCAATCGGCAATAAGATGACCTCTAAGCAAATAGCTAATAAGCTATCGTTAAGTCCGCGAACCATACATGCTTACTTAGAAAACATCTATTGGAAGCTAGGTGTTAGCGGACCTAAAGCACGATTAGATGCGTATAACGTTGCGCTGCAAAATAATCTTTTAGATTAATCAGCAAACGGATCATCAATATCATCTGTCGCAATAACTCCAGCAGGACGTGGGTTTGGTGGAGCTGTTTGTCCGTCTTGCTCTTTACGTGAGTCAAGCAATGTCCACTGGTCAATCAATACCTTTAATCCTTGACGCTTAACGCCGTCTTTATCCGTATAGTTATCAATCTGGATCTTTCCAGTTATTGCAATAAGGCGACCCTTTTGTGCGTATGTACTTAATGCATCAGCAGTCTGTCCAAATGCTGTACAGCTAAAAAAGTCGGTTTCTTTCTCTCGTCCTTTGCGATCTACAGCAATGCGGATATTGCACAGACCTTTACCGTTACTAGATTGTTTATGCTCAGGATCTGCAACAAGACGACCAATTAATGTAACATGATTCAACATATTGTTTTCTCCATACGTATTATACCGTAGGTAATGCGTTATGGATATGCAGTTGTATACTTGCGGTGGAGGTGCGTTATGTTACGTCAAATGATTCAAGGGATGATGAAGGGCAAGTCTAAGATGAAGCAGGGGATGTCTAAGGGCATGAAGAAGGGCAAGTCCGTTCCGCCAAAGACGAAAAAGGCTTGCCCATATTGTAAGTCAGAACCCTGCAAGTGCTAATGACTTGCGTCAATTTCCAACGGAGTTAGTTCACTAGTTAGAAGCCCAGAAGCAAACTCTTGTAATTTCTGGGCTTTATACCTATCCTTAAATAATGCTGCGCCTAAAAACCAGATAGCTTTTAAGATGTCATTATTATAAGTGTTGCCCGGTTTATCACCTGCTCGCTCAATATACTTAATGCAAGAAAACTCTTCAGGTGTTAAATCCCATTCCCACGCAACTTCAATTGCTTGAATACGATGTTTACCGTAGTGCCTATTATCAATCACTAATAATCACCAGTACTTCCAAATCCACCACTGCCCCTAGATGAAGAGGTTACATCTGCGTCAAACAATACCCCTGTACGTACATCAATAGGTTCTACTATGGCTACAGGAGCAATTACTAGTTGAGCAATTGCCATACCATTCAGCACAATAAACTCTTCCTGTGAAGCATTTTGCAATAACACTTTGATGTTTCCGGTGTAGTCTCTATCAATTGTGCCGGGTGAGTTTAATACAAAGATGCCGTACTTATATGCCATTCCTGAGCGCGATCTGACTTGTGCTTCATATCCTTTAGGAATATTTACAGACCACCCTGTATCAATAAGCGCCCGTGTACCGGGCTTTATTACAACACGTTTATCAATGTAAGCTTTTAGATCTAATCCACTCGATAAATCTGTTTTACGTATTGGTAAAACACCTTCATCTTTTTTGCCGTTCCAAATAAACTCAACTTGCAACATTTTTGGTGGTTACTTCCTCAATTTTCTCTACTAATTCACCAATTACATGACTTTGGAAATCAATAAACCACTTGTTTGGAATCTTAACACCTGATCGCATTGCATTCGTAAGGTATGTAACTGCCCCAATGTTCTCACATTGCGTTGAACTACCGTCCTTATTTGTAATAATGTAGCCTTTTGATGGCGTTAACTCAACGGAAACATCGCTATCGCGGCCAATTCGCAACATATACATGACTATTCTCCTTGTTCTGTCTTCAAATAATATTTTTCAAACGCAGTTGTAGTGCATGGTAACACTTCTTTCAGTACATTCCAGCAATCAATTGCAATTAAGCGATGTTCTTGCTGCGTATGGCTATCCATTCGCACTCGACAATAATGTAGCCAATCACGCACGGTACCTTTCATATATAGGCGTGTACCAACGCACAATGGCAAAATCATCCTAGCTGACTCAAGTGCTACACCAGACTTGACAAGATCATCGTATGCGCGAATGGAATAAAGCACTGGCGCCAGAGCTTTATTATCCATTTCAAATTGCGTTTCCTGATCATCAAACATCACGCTACCTTGCCTATTTGTGGCCCCTTTACGGCGCATTACAGGCAGATCTAATTCAATCTTAGAAGGATTAGCGTATCGTTGGCTAAACTCTTGGAAATGGAAGCTCCTATGGCGCAATATCTGTGCTGAAACAGCTCTTGATGTGTAGATTTCCATAACTACATCAACCATCTCAAATACAGACCAGTGGCCTTCTTTCATACAGTAGTTAAGTAAACGCACGTACTCAGGATTGTCTTGGTTTTCTGATGAGACACGTGCAAGGTGAATCATAAACTCTTCTGCGTCAGGTTGAATGTACTTAAGTGTTGCTGCCATTTTTTCTCCTATGCTCCAGACGGGACTCGAACCCGTACACCTTGCGGTAACAGATTTTAAGTCTGTCGTGTCTACCATTTCACCACCGGAGCCTGACTGCATTATACCGTAGGTATATGTGGTAACATAGATGCACAACGCGATGAAAACTTAAAAGTCCGCCCATCATGCCTTGAGATATTTTGAGTCGAGCGAAGTAAAAGCCCCTTCACAGAGGGGCTTTTTTATTTGACTGTGTGGTCACTATTCCGCTTGAATGATCTATTAGCAGAAGGGCTTTTAAGTATTAGGTTACGCATTGAGTTAGTTCCACCTTTAGATAGTGGCTTTTTATGGTCAATATCTTTTCCTGTGCGGTCAATGCCTTTAGCATCCATGGCTCGTCGAGCTTTTTGTCGTTCCATACGTAGTGGATGTTCGCCACGAGCTTTCTGTTGCTCGTATTCCTTTTTATATGGCCTAGCCTTGTTAACGTATGGCATTATCTGTACCTTGATGTTTTCTTTGCAATAGATTTTGGCTGTGCTACGAACTGTTTACCAGCCTTATTACCTGCTGCTTTAGCTCGATTTGTAGCTGCTTTTTCACCAGCAGAGAGTGAACCCCATGCCTTATCTGGTAGATAGCGTTTTGTTCCTTTACTAGGTGTGCCATCGCTTGTACGCCACTTCTGATCTGTCCACTTAGCAAGGCTATTATCGCTTGATTTAGGGCCTTTATACCCACCGCCTGACTTCTTGTACTCTTGTGTTGCTAATTGCGCCTTACGGGCCGACCATTCGCCCGGATCTCCGCCTTTAGTGCCAGCTTTGACCTTGGATACAATCGCTTTCCACTTACTTGGGTTTGTCTTCTCTGCTGTCGCCATCTTCTTTTACTCCATGTCGTACTATCTCGACACCTTCTATTTGCGATAAGCGCCACATTGTGTAGAAGTGACGTATTGATTTGTTATCAATATCAGCTCTAGTTACATCGTTTTCGTCACACCAGTCACGAAATGATATGTAATCTCTGTAATCACAAGCTTTATTCCATAGGAACATTACTAGAGAGGCAGCAATTACTCCTACGAGGACTGATTCAACTTGCATCAGTAACAATTCCTACCGCCTTAATTGCTTTGCGTTTAGTACCGCCAAAGTATTCGTATGTGCCTAGTGATTTTGCAATCTCTACATTAAGCGTGGTGGGTGATTTATCTGTTTTTACGTGTACAAGTCGTCGTCCGTATTTATCTGCTTTTTGTAATACTTCAATGCTAAATCGTTCTGATGTATTTTGTCGTGACGTAAACCATTCCTTTGCTGTTTCCGCAGCTGCCTTACCCTCGGCAGTGTTCTTTTCTGGTGTATCCACGCCAAAGAGACGACAGTGCTGATCCACAAGCCAAATACCAAAGCCGAGATCAATATCACAAACAAAGGTATCGCCATCAATCAACCTCTTATACCTAATTCCGTATTCGTACATTATTTTTTTATCCCCATCAACTTACTCATTTTTGGACGACGAGCCTGTTCAAATCGTTTAATGTCATCCTCCATGATTCCATGAAGTCTTTCTTCAGCCATATCACCTTCAACATCTGTTTTATATGTTGGGTATTCAATACGAGACAAGTTTTTGTTAAACAGTTGCTGACCTTTAGGTGTACGAGTATCTAGCACTTGACCATTCACATATGTTGGTGCTAGTCCCACACGTGCGTAAGGATATTTTTCATTTGATGTATCTCCATCTGGCGTATCAAATCGTTGACCTCTAAATGTAGTAATCGATCCATCGTCGTTAGTCAAGTATTTTCCAGACTTCAGCATTGATCGATGGTAATTAATTAGGTTTTGCTCACGCTTTGTTAGTGGTCTATCTTTAGGCATTGCTTGATAACTCCTGCCTTAGTATAACAAAAAAAGACCAGTGTTATTGACTGGTCTTTTTATTTGCAGAGTTTGTATGACGGGACAGGAGGAGTTTTCTGTCTTTCTATACACAGCTCACCTTTCGGTGGCAGCAATACTATATCACTTCTTAATGCCGAGTAATCGTCCGTAATTAGTTTCTTTATTCCATTTAGCAACAGCATTGTTCTCATCTCTAGGTGACATACCAGCTCCTTTTTGAGATGCAATAATTGCCCCTAATGTACCAAGGCCCTTAACTGGCCCACTTGCTAATGCACCACTAGTAGCACCAGTAGCAGCGGCTGATGCAGCATTAACTACTGGCTCTACAATGCTATTACGTGTAGCACGACCTTGCACAGTTTTTAGAGATGTAGCACGGCTTAGTTTTGGCTTCCTACCCTCGTTCTTAGCAATCTCAGTTTCTAGTGCACGATCAGCATCATAGAACTGTTTCCGACTAGCAGATGTGTCTTCCCAGTTCTTTTGTGCTAACTTTTTTGGGTCATGTAAATGTTCGTACTTTTTCATCTCTGCGTCATGTTGCGCACGTCGCGCTTTCATGTCCGCATCAAGTTTGTCCAGCTCACGTAACATGTTTTCGCGCTGCCAGCGATCACTTACCTTTGGGTCAACACCAGTACGTGGTTTTGACTGATTGCCAAACTTATTAATGTTGACCATGCCCTGTGCACTTGATCCAGCACTTGCTGTCTTAGCTGCGTTGTCTGTACTAAGTAGTACTTTTTTTGCGTTCTTTACTGTTTGTGGCATGGCATTACTTCTTGATGTTCATACCGCGACGATATCTATCGTCTTTCTTGACACTATTGCTCTGCGTACCACCTAAAGCTGTTTTGCCAAATTCAGCTGTCCTGCCGTCGTAATCTCTCTCGTTACTGAGCATCTTTCGGCGCTGTTCTTCTTTCTGTTTCTTCTTGTACTCGCCAATAACTTTTGCATTAGCAAGTTCTTCTCGCTCCCAAAAGTCATTAACACCGTCACCCATTAGGTACCAACTAGCTAGGTCCATAGGATCATCATAGTTACGTGGGCGAATTGGATAACCACCACGACCAGAAATTGTCTTGTCGTTCTTTGTGCCTTCAATAATGTTTATATTACGAGGACTATCTGGGTCTTTAGGGTTGATCGGTTGGCCGTGTTTAAGTCGTGGGTCTTGTGGCATGTCAGTTACCTCTGCAAGAGTGTACACGGTTATGACATGGCAATGCCACCGTAAGGGAGAAAGAGAAAGGACCTTACGGCGGCATTACACCTGCAGAACGTTTGCATGTATGGCAGGTACTAAATACTACCGTAAGTAATTCTATATGTCAAGACGAGCGGGAGAAAACGTCGGGAGAAGAGTTTCTGTGTCGGGAGAAGTTATTTGGAAGAAAGAGTTTATGGGTAGTGGTGGCCCCAACGGGTCGGATAGGAGGGGGGCAGGGGCTTGCCGGGTGGGGTTGGCTAGGGAACCGGGGGGTGGGTAGGTGGGCGACGGGTCGTATAAGGTCCCCTCAGTATTATTAGGCATGGTTAGGCGATGTCTACCATGTCCTTTGGCTGTCAGCCACGCTGTATCATCCTGAACTGCGCGCGGACATTCTAGTCCGTGAACCGAGCGAGTCGGATAATCCTGAACACAGTTTGTGAATACACCTTGTCGATGGTCTGTGCCTGACAGCCAAGTTTCTATCCTAGATAGTCAATCTCCTATTCCAAGCGGTGCATTCTGCGCCATGCTTGGGTGTCCTTGTAGGTACCACCAATGTCTGTTGACCTGCGGTGTCATGGTTCGAGTCCATGTGAAGGGCATACCCTGCCTAGCAAGCAGGGACACGGGGAGCCTGTCCCTATACACACAGGCATTATGTAGGAGTCTAAAGTGACTATCGAAACATTGTTGGCAGCGTCGGTTGACCGCGTCGTCTTACGCCGTGAAGTCGTGAAGGCTGGGACCGTCAATGGTCTCATCTACACGGCTGCAAAGGCCCTTCAAAGCCAGAAGCTGTTCGACGTGAAGCGCGCCAATGCTCTTATTGAGCAGAAGGTCGCTGACGGTTCAATTGAGCTGTTCGCTAACCCAGACCAACTCGAAATGCTCGACTGGGCACTTGCTGAGTTGGAGAAGTTTGGCACCGGCGAATACATGGCAGTCAAGGAGCGCAAGCAACTTGACACGGTTGCTCAGCGTATTGCGGACTTCAACCGCAATGCAAGCGCATCGTCCAAATACGAGTTCTAAGAACTCATCGATTGACAATCTGGGAGTTTGGTGCATCTCCGGCAAAATGCACCACTATCTAGGCAGACTGGTTTACTAAGGTTCGATTCCTTAGCTGCCTTTTCCCAATAGGGAACGTTTGAGGAGAAAGAATGACACCAGCGGAAACATACTTTGCAAATGTTGCACAAGGGATTAATATCCCTCCGCAACATGTTTGCGAAACCGACAAAAAGGCAATGATTAAGATGAATCATCGTGCCTTGCAAATCGACACTCGTCGTAATGTGCCAGTGACATGGCGCAACATCCCATCAGTGCTGTATTGCACATCGCCTATCAACCTCATCTACAACGAGGAAGCCGAATGGCAAGCAATAGCGGTAGGCCTTGACCGTAAGGGCCGATGGGTCACAGTGTTTGTAGACAGGGCGTTAGCCATTCATCTTGGATGGACTATCAATATTGAGGAGAAGTAATGAAGATTAAGAATATCGTTTCGGCCATAAAGTCTGGCAAACTTACGGCTGACAACACGGTAACAACAGAGCCGGGTAAGTTCGCTTACTCCGGACTCATGGTTATCGCTGATCGCAACAAGATCAGTGTGTACAAGGGTGCTGGCCTAGCATGGTCAAGCACTGACGAGTACGACATCAAGCTCTGTCGCTCTGCACTATTTGATCGGGAAGATGACCCGATCACTGTCGCACGATTTAAACGGTAGGCTGGTGCCTAGTAGGGGTTCGATTCCCCTACTACCTTTCCCCAATAGGGGTTGTTTGAGGAGAGAGAGATATGTTTGAAGGATGGATCAAGGCCAATGGCCTCTTTGCTAAGTGGTGGCCGGGTGAGCACGGAAACACGTGGATCTCAGTCGAGAATTCCAACGGTTTGAACAAGCAGAAGGTTTATATCGTAAGCCAGTCACAGTTGCGAGAGAAGCTCGCAGACGCTGCTCGCTCACTGCCTAACGGTGGTGATGCAGTACCAACCATCATGCAAATCGGAGCAAAGTAATGAGAAAGAATATCGTACACGTAGGAAATACCTACTTCTATAAAGATGAGCTTATTGCAGCTGCATGTGTGATTGCGATTGCGCTCATCGGGATGATGTGCGTTCATATCGGCA